ATTAGGCATTGGTAAAAATGGCACAAATTAAAGTATCAGAATTATTTTATAGTATTCAAGGAGAGGGACGCTACATGGGTGTACCAAGTATTTTCCTACGTACATTTGGGTGCAACTTTAAATGTGCAGGCTTTGGCATGCCTAAGGGTGAGTTAAGTAAAGAAGTAGAAGATATTGCTAGTAGAGTTCATTATTATGATGATTACAAAAAGCTACCGCTTGTAAGTACAGGTTGTGATAGTTATGCTAGTTGGGATCCGCGTTTTAAAAACTTGAGTCCATTGCTTGAGAATAATGCTATTGTACATCGTATTATGGAAATACTTCCACACAAGCGGTGGGAAGATGAACATCTTGTTATTACAGGTGGTGAACCTTTACTAGGTTGGCAACGTGCATATCCAGACTTGTTAGATCATCCTAGCATGGGTAGACTTAAAGAGATTACATTTGAAACTAATGGCACTCAACCACTTAGTATAGAGTTTAGAAAATATTTGATAGACTGGAAGAACAACAAAGTATTATTTCCTAGAGAAATTACATTTAGTGTTAGTGCTAAACTACCATGTAGTGGTGAAGTATGGGAAGAAGCAATACTACCCGATGTAGTGCGTGAGTACGGAGAAGTTGGTACAGCATATCTAAAATTTGTTATTGCTAATGAACAAGACTTACAAGATGCTGAAAGGGCAGTAAATGCATATCGTAAAGCAGGTTTTAATGATCATGTATATATTATGCCTTGTGGTGGGGTTGAGCGTGTGTATTCACTTAACAATCGTGCAGTAGCAGAAATGGCAATGCGAAAAGGATGGCGATATAGTGACAGATTACAAGTCCCGCTCTTTAAAAACGAATGGGGAACTTAAATGATGGGTACAGGATATGGTGCAGGTATACCAACAGAATCATATGATGCATTTTATAGATGGTGCTTAGGGGCTGAACTAAAATTTGCTTGGCTACCCCAGACTTGTTATATATCCGGGAAACGTATTTGGTTAAAGTATGGGTACCGTATGACTAGATTGATTACGGGGCCTGGTGATACAATATTTGAATATCGTTGGCATGATAAAATCGAACATATTATTTGGAAATTAAAACAATGAACGAAAAAATTAAAGAACTAGCATTGCAAACAGGTGGTAGTCATTTTCCTGATGTAAACAGCAAACTATTAGAAATGTTTGCTAATATGATTATTGATGAATGTATCGATGCCGTAAATCAAACAGAGTTAAAAGAAGTTATGTATACTACATATGATAGAGATATGGCATATGGTGTAAGAATGCGTTGTGTAAAAAATATAAATGAGAGATTTAAACGTGCAAGCATTTGAATTACGATGGTTAATTCGTCCTGGTTGGGACGGCCCTGAAAAGACTTTACAATATAGAACACAACTTGAAGTTACAGACTATAGTAGAACTACTACAAACGGTAGTTTTACTAAAAAGCGTGAATGGACTGAATGGCAAGATGTACCGACAGTAAAAGAGCCAAAAGGTTGACAATAAATCTGTTTTATTGTATACTATGTCTAATGCTAAAAAATCGTTTTTAGCAGTTAACAATCAACGCAATCGAAGATTGCAAGGAGAAATAGAATGAGTAAACTTTATACCAATCGTATTGACCATAAAAATAAATGGGCATCATTTGCCCTTAGAGACTCTGATAAAATTAAATCATCAGGTCTAGATATTATAGAAAAAGATGGACAATTATTTTGTTCTTGGGTTCATTTACGAAGAATTGGAAGACACGATTTGGATATGTGGCCTGTCGTGGGAATAAATCTACCAAATAAAGATGCAGATTTTTTTGTTGAACAGGACAAAAGAAAATATGAATCTTTGGGGTACGAAATTATACCTGTAAAATTTTACGAGGACAATTATCCAAATTAAGTATAAATGGGGTTAACCCCATTTCTTATTAGGAAAATTAAATATGAATTTATATAATAAGAGAATAGCATTTTTAATTAGCGGACAGCATTTTATACCCCACGGTGGAATCGGTAGTTTTGCTAAGGGCTTTACTGAAATGTGTGGTCGAATTGGCTGGAAAGTTGATATGATTTTAGATAAAGAACCTAATAATCCAAAATTCAAAAAACTGATTGAATCGTTAGGGGCAAACGTAATTTATCCCGACGATTCGTTAAATTATACATTCCACACCAACACGTTTAGTAATAATGATACCGTCAATGGATGGAAAATAAGTAATTTTGTAATGTCGTTACATAAGGCTTTATCACATAATTTGTATGATATGATCGTATGTAACACACAGGAGGCTATGAGTGCAGCCTATTTATGGAAATTGAATGGTTCAATACCAGTAGTATTCTATACACATTTACATAGTATGATTTTCCGCTCAAGTCAAGGTAGTGATAATTTTCTAGACAGTTATCATAACTTCTATAATAAACATATGGAGTTTACTGATATCATTATCGGCACACAGAGTCAAAAGAACATTGATGAACTAACTAAGTTTGGTTCAACTAATTGTGCATTATTGTGTATGCCAATGAGTGAGCGTGGTTTGCTGGAACATTATGATGGACCTCGTAAAGGTGTATTATTTATTGGAAGATGGGAGTCAGGAAAAAACCCAACAGCATACATTCAAGTAATGCAACATTGTGGTTTGCCTTGCAAGGTAATGACTAATTCAAAGGGTGCTTTAAAATTTGAAAAAGCATTTCAAGAAGCAGGTATTACTGATTATGAAATCAAAGCAGGTATTACTGGTCAAGAGAAAGTAGATTTCATTCGTAGCAGTAGTGTATTCTTTATGCCTAGTTTGCGTGAAAACTATCCATTTGCATTTTTAGAATGTCTAGGACATATGCCGTGTGTTGTACTAGATACACAAGACTGGTCAGATAACTTTAATGAGAAGTACTTTCACAAAATTAACATCAAAAATGCAGGAACAACTCTCGTGGACATATATGGCTCTGAGCAAGTAAAAGGTGCATTAGAATATGTTAAGTTGTTAGACGATGAGGTTGCTACAGGTTGGATTACGTTTTTAGATAGATTCATTGGAAATCGAAGTAATGTCAACACCGCAAGTATTAATAATTATGAAACAGTAAAATATAATGATTATTTGGACGATTTAAATCGTGGACATTTAAATAGGGATGACTTTATCAGTGTGTATAACAATAGATACAAGTTTTGTAATCTAACGTACACAGATGAACACTCTTATCTTAGTAAAGACCCAACATTTAAACCAGTAGAGGAAGAAACAGCATTAAGTCTGTTTGAAGGATTATGAAAAAAGTTTTAATAACAGGTAACTCAGGTTACATCGGCAGTCATCTAAGTAAGATGTTAATGGATACAATGAAATATGAAGTTCATGGATTAGATATCCGTGACCCGCAATATGCATTGAATAGATTTTATCGTCAAGATATCAATAGACAATTTTCATTAGATGAAGAATTTGATGCAGTCATTCACTTAGCCGCATTAGTTAATGTAGGTGAAAGTGAACAGATACCCATTCAATATTATATCACTAACTTAAATGGCACAATGAATGTCATCAACAAAGTAAAGACTAAAAACTTTATATTTGCAAGTACGGGTGCCGCAGTTGGTTGCGAAAGTGCTTATGGTATTAGTAAACGTGCCGCAGAAGATGTAGTCAAAGAATACTGCACACATCACAATAAAAAAGATTATACTATCTTTAGATTCTATAACGTGATTGGTACTACCGTTGTTCCACCTACAAATCCAGATGGATTAATGTATAACTTAATGAAAGCACGTGAAACAGGTGAGTTTACTATATTTGGTAATGATTATGATACACGTGATGGAACGTGTGTGCGTGACTATGTGCATGTTATGGAGATATGTGACGCATTAAAACAAGCAATTGAAAAACCTAGTAATCAAATAGAATGTCTTGGACATGGTGTGGGACGTACTGTGGGTGAAATAGTTGATCTATTCAGACGAGTAAACAATATACCTAATATTAATTTGCTTACAAAAATAGGCCCAAGAAGAAAGGGTGACTTAGCAGTATCCGTATTAGATAATGTGTCACCCTATATGAAAGAGTTATACTCTTTTGAAGATTTACTTAAAGTTCAGTGATTAGTGGAACATTAAGAATTGTTTACTAACATCACGTCTGGCTGCACCTACATCTCCATGCCCTGCAGGGAATATAACCACATTCCATTTTGGTGGAGGATAAACTGGTACTTGTTTAATTGTACCATCTTTTTGTAACTGATCTTTTGTTCCAGTTGGTTCAGGTTCTGGAATCTTATTCATTTGGTCGTATGTGATAATAGATTCTGGATCAATATTATACTCGGCTGCTAGTTTTCGTTGAAACTCACTCCACGCTTCTGAACTCTTAACTTGTGTGCGTCCTTGGTCATCTTTTACATATTTGCCTTTAGCATCAGTAACAAACAAATCTCGGAACATATCTTTAGGTAAGGTTACTGCATCTTTAACATGCTTGCCTGCGGCTCTTGCCGCTTGTACCGCTTTAACTTCTCGGCTTTTAGCACCAGGACTAAATTGCCCAATTACATCATCCGGCTGATCTGCTGATGCAATATCTCCCATCTTAGTATAGAAATAAAATGTAACTCCGGGATTATCAGCTTTTACACCCATCACTAGGTTATAATATTCTTTGCTGAAAAAGTCACCAGCATCATGTATGCGTACTAATAGTTTAATACCATTCTTATCTGCTAATGCCTTAGCCTTTTTAACTTCACCATCAAACATTTTCATATATTCAGTTGGATGATTGACTAAGAAGTTTAATGCTTGTGCCGCTGACATTGAACTAGCAGGGAACATAACATAGCCACCTTTTCTAGCATAACAGTAATTCTGGCATTCACCTGCACCCGGACAAGTAATAATTTCTACAAACTCTCCGGTGTCTTCATCTACTACAATACCACTAAGTGCTGGTAATGTTAAATCGTATGTGATAGCGCCTTCTTTTTTACTCTTAGCCATCTTAGCATTGGTACCTAAAATAGCTCTAGGACGAGTTGTTATTTGTTTTGCTAAATCATCCAAGTCCCATTCTTCACCGCCGTCATCTTTAGTAATAGCTTTGATGTTACTACCATGTATAATAGGTTTAAATCTATCTTGTTTGGTCTTTGTTCCAGTTTTAATTCTAGTTGCATAATCTTGCATGTCTTGTTTAGACCATGCCTGTTGCGGTGCATCTAGTTTTAGTGCTTCATCTAATCCAGATAGTTTACGGATTCTATTTAACTGTTCTAGGCCTTCCATCACACCCTGACCACTCATTCCTTTGAATTCACTAGTGGCTTTGTTGAACAGGTCAAGCCATTGGTTAGATAAGTCAATAAGTTCTTGATCTAATTTAGGGTTTTGTTGTCCCCGGTAGTCTGACCTCATTCTGATGCTATCAAGTAATTGGAGAAATTTTGAAGCATATTCCATTTCGCGGCGAATTTCCGCAACCTCAAGTTTTCTGCCCGCAAGGTTTGTAAACAAGTCAGACCATCCTCTTTTATCGTAAAGACGATATTGGTCAACCAATTCTTCAACTTTATCAGCCACGCTGAATTTATCATCGGCACCTTCCGCCACACCTTCTTCATCTATTTCAGGTTGTCCGCTATCTTGGATATGTAACACTTTAACTGGGAATCCACCTAGTGTTGTGCCACCTTTTTCGGCACCTTCTAATAAGTCAACTATTTTCATTTTTTATTGTTCCTAATATATTGTTCAGCAATCATTACCAATTCTTGCAGTTGTTCTATGCTTTCGCAATTCCATCTACGTAAACTCTTATTAATATTACTATTTGGATCACGTGCGGTTTTAGCACCTGTACGATGTTTCTTCATGCCCTTCATTCGGGCACAAAAACTTGCACGGCGTTTTGCTGCCTTACTACCCTTTTTAAGTTTGCTTGGCTTAGTAGTAACTGCTGTTTGAATCTTGCTGCCGGGATGACTACGGCGATAACTGGCTACACTCTTTTTACTCATGCCACCTACACGCTTGTTATTGTGCTTTGACCAATTCTCGCCTTCCGCCACACCTTGTTCTTCTTCGGTAAAACGTTTTTGATATACATTTGGATCTGTACTATTTCGTGAGCCTATTGTTTTCATACCTTCACCAGCTAATAACAAGTCATACATCATTTTAATCACTTTCATGGGTGACGTTAATGTGTCTACTCTGTCATAAAAATATGCAATTTTTTCAGGCTTCATGCGTCTTGCAGGTTTGCCCTTGATTAAATATTTGGCTCTAGCTTTTAGAGTTTCAAAATCTTTAATCTGTTCTAGTCGGTGAATATCATCAATTGTGAAATTATCGTCAGTGAAACCCTCCGCCACACCTTGCTTGGGCTTCTTTCCAGCCTTTTTCATAGCAATGGCAATAGCGGCTTGTTTCTTTAGGTTTGCGGCTTCAGTTATAATTTCGTTTGCTCTCATAGTGGTATCCGTAAATAGTTGACTTTATTGCGTAGGTATGCTACACTGTATATATTATTTATCACTTTGGGCTTTTATGTACACAAATCAATCAGTCAAGCGTATAGGTTTTGCTTGTAAATGGGCAGAAATTAATCATAAAGGTGAGATTGTTTCAACCGAAGGTCTTAATACAGGCGGTACTACTTATGCTTGGGCAAAGCGTAATAGTCGTAGTGTAGTAGAAGAAAAAATCATGGATGTTGCTAAACGTAACATTATGAATACACATGCATTGGTTAAGAAAGTTGCATCACTACAACCCGAACTACGCATGGTACGATTAACCAGCGATATGTTTAGTTTTTATACAATGGATGAATATAAAGACTTTTGGAAAAGTAGTGATGTGCAAAACAGTTTGGAACGTTGGATGGCACCAATCGGTGAAACTGCACGTGCTAATGATGTACGGCTCAGTTTTCATCCAGATCAGTTTGTGGTATTAGCAAGTGATCGCCCTGAGGTAGTAAATAAGAGTATAGAGGAGTTTGAATATCATGCAGATATGGCCCGTTGGATGGGGTACGGTAAACAATTTCAAGACATTAAAATCAATGTCCACATTGCGGGTCGAGCCGGTCCCGAAGGTATTCGGGCTGCCTACAAAAGACTTACCCCCGAAGCAAGAAACACACTCACAATCGAAAACGAGGAAATGACACATGATTTACACACAGTATTACAAATTGCAGACTTGGTTCCAATCGTATTGGACATTCATCATCACTGGATTAACTGCGGTGAATACATTAAACCTACTGATGATCGGGTTAAAAAGGTTATTGATAGTTGGAGTGGTCTGCGCCCTACTTTACATTACTCCGTCAGCCGTGAAGATATACTTGTCGGCCATGACAGACATGTCGCACCCGATCATGGTGCGTTGATTGAAGCAGGACACAATAAACAAAAACTACGTGCCCATAGTGATTACTATTGGAATGATGCAGTAACTGATTGGGCATTGACCTTTCGTGATAACTTTGATATAATGTGTGAAAGCAAAGGCAAGAACTTAGCCAGCTTTAAATTACTTGAACATGCCAACTGACAATAATTCTGCTAACGGTGTACATAGTTATGATAGCACTAGCACCGGGAAGTTGATTCACTTCTTTAATAGGAATGTGAGCGAGTATCCTACTGAGGCAGGAGGTCCAAAGTTTGATTTAGTTCCTGTCACTAAGCAGAAAGATTTAATGATTAATCATGCTAGGATGTATGCCCAGCAAGAGTATGATCGTATTATGGAATTGGTTAAAGTATTAGAAAAACAAGCACAGGATATTCAACGTAGATTAGAAATTACTGATGCTGTACATGCGGCTGAATATCAGTTTCAAATTGTTATGGGAAATTCATATTGGTTAGTATGGGAACAACGAAAACAAAAAACATTATTGGTCTTACTAGGCCCTAATGATTGGTGCACGGGTGTACCAGAATTTTACGAGTACATCACTCAAGTTAAATACATGGGTGATCATACATGGATGGAAATAAAAGAGGATTAATATGAGAATATTTGATAAATTGTTTGGCAAAAAAGAACCTTTGCCTGAGCCAACAAAACCACCAGAGATGCCAAAGGTAAAGAAACCTCGCAAGCCTAAAGAAAAAAAGATTCAAGCTGTGCAGTCTGATAAGGAAAAGGCCAATACTGAAGGACTACCATACGTTAATATTTTAAAAATGGAAATTGATCCATATGATATTAACAGTGGCGCATTTGAACTTGATTTCAATGATAAATTTGTATTGAATCTAATTCGGGCAGGATATAAAATACGTGATGATGATACTGATACAATCATCGTGGACCGTTGGTTCCAAACTGTCTGCCGCAATGTTGCATTAGAACTATATGAGCAACAACAAGCTGACCCCGAGAACCGCGCAATGGCTAGTGACATGCGAGTAGTGAAAGCTAAAGATTTGGGTAACGGACGTACAGAAGTAAGCTAATGTATTAATTTTTTCGGTTGACTATATATCCATAGTCGTGTATACTGCGTACTTCTTTAACAACTCTTTGGAGTAAACATGTTGACTGTATCTAAAACACGCAAGACCACAACAAATCCAACTGGTCTTATTGAGATTAAAGGTAATACCAAAATGAAACTGAACACTGTGAAAAAAGCTACATTTCCACTAACATTCAACTTTGTCAAACGTGAGCCTAATGATTTCCCAATTGAAAATATTCTTGAACGTGAAGTAGATGAATATCGTGAAAAATATGTAGAAGAACTATTAGCATCTATTCAAACAGAGGCAAATGATGCATACCATCGTGGAGTAGAGCGTTATCAAAAATTAGGTAAAACATTTAGTGCTGAATTCTTTCCAAAAGTAACTGAGGTTGCGATTGGTAAATTAAAATCAGATGAAGATATTAATCGTGAACTAGATGTTGGTCATGCTACTGATATTTTTGTAAACTATGACGAACAATGTTTTCAACCAGTGTATTGTATTAAAACACCTGATAAAGATGAATGGACTATAGTCAACGGTCAACATACTGCTACCTCAACTGCGGCTATTGTTGAGGGTGGGTTTATGACTATCAACGGAAAAAAGGTAGCATCTAAAGACTGGAAGAAATTTAAAATTCTTGTTATTTATATTGAAACACATGACCGAAGTAAAGCACGTGAGGCATTTGCATTGTTGAATGGTGAGATGAGTAAACGCATTGATGTTTTTGATAAGTGGAAACAACATTATTTGTCTGTACGCCTAGACACAAGTGCAAATCCAGTGTATAAACACACTTACAATCTAATTCAAATTTTGAAACAATATAATTGTACACCATTGCCAGTAGACCATGATGATGTTGGTGAACCGGGAGCAATTACTCATTTGGCAGGTGTCGAAAGTTTGGCACCAACTGCTGACTACAGCAAAGTAACATTTGTGTTTAAAACACGTGATGAGTTTTGGAACAAATTATCAGTTGATAATGCTGAATTAGGTTTTTACGGAACATTGTTTGATTTTGCTCATTTAGAAAATGTTGATATGAATAGTGCAGAATGGAATCAATTTCTAATTGATTTACATGCCACTGTTCAAGGTGTTTACCGTAACATGACTAAATTGAAATCCAATGCTACCAAAGCATTTAAACAATATCGCTTTGAACAGTTTACTGATAAAGATGGCAAAGGTTCTGGTTTCACGTTGTCATTGTATTTTGCATATCAGGCTTATATTAAGCTAGGTGGAAAATTTGTTATCAATGCCCTTAAGGATTTGCATGTTCATAAAGGTGTAGATGCATTGCAATATTTAGAGGCAAAACAGATTTCACAAATCAATAACCACGCGCCAAAAAATAGTCAGATTGTAAAACGTACAATTCAACTTCCAAAGAAAGTTAAGTAATCATGCATGATTGGATCTTCTTTTATATTATGGTAATGAGCCATAATAGTAAAGTAGGATTCGGTATCACAAAAAATCCCGAGAGAGTGGACGACTATACTGCCCACTGTCTCGAGGATCAATCTTTCATGTTCCTATTTTACGGACCCTTGGAAGAAATAGAAGATATCGAGGAAACCTTCAAACAAAAACATCGTAAGATTCTTATTAAGAAGATAAAACGTAAAAGTAAGAAATGGAGACTTGAAGGTATTGATCCAAAAGAATCATCAATGACTGCCGAAGATGTTAAATTGTGGACTGAAAAATTTATTATTGATAATAAATTTAAAACTCAACGTATACAAGACACATGGTTACCGTATAGTGGAGATAAAAGAGTATCCCGAAAAAACATCACTATCAGTCCTGAACTTTATTTAGAAAACATTTCACTTGACAAAATCTAAATAGTAGAATATAATACACATATGACACACCGATACGCCCTCATTGATACCGCAAACACTTTCTTCCGTGCTAGACACGTTGCATCACGCAATAGTACTTTAGATGAAAAGATCGGCATGGCCCTACATTTGACACTTGCATCAGTCAATCAGGCTGTGCGTAAGTATGGAATCGATCATGTAGTCTTTTGCTTAGAAGGTAGGTCGTTTCGCAAAGACTTGTACGCACCTTACAAAAAGAATCGTGTGGTTGATGCACAATCAGTTACAGAGGCTGAGAAGGAAGAATCGGAAATGTTTTGGGAAACGTATGAAAAATTCACTACGTACATCAAGGAAAAGACCAATGTGTCTGTACTAAGGCATGAACGTGCTGAGGCTGATGACATGATTGCCCGATTCATTCACTTGCATCCAAATGACAATCACTGGATAATTTCAACAGATACAGATTATGACCAACTCATAACTGAAAAAGTGGTACGCTACAATGGAGTGGGCAATGAACTTGTAACATTACAAGGCTACTTTAAAGAGAATGGTAAGCCGGTAATTGATAAGAAAACTAAGGAACCTAAACTGTTGGCAGAGCCTGAGTATTTGCTATTCCTTAAATGTATGCGTGGTGATACAAGTGACAATGTGTTTAGTGCATATCCAGGTGTACGTGAAAAGGGTACTAAGAATAAAGTAGGGCTTATGGAAGCATACGCCGACCGTACTAAGCAGGGATTTTCTTGGAACAATCTAATGTTGCAACGTTGGCAGGATCATGAAGGTGTAGAGCATAGGGTGCGTGAAGATTATGAACGCAACCGTACATTGATTGACTTGAAGGCACAGCCCCAAGATATCAAGGATGCAATTGATGCACGTATCAAAGAGAGTGTCCGTGTTAATACTATTCCTCAAGTTGGAATTCATTTTATGAAATTTTGCGGCAAATATGAACTTACTAAAATTTCTGAGCAAGCAGAAATTTATGCGAAATGGTTGAACAATCCTTATAAAGGTACGTTACATGAATCACATGCTACGTAAACAAATCTACGCCGGTCTCTTTGAGATTATCAAAGATGAAAAAATGTATTACCATAGTGCTATCGGTAAAGACTATTCTCATTTCAACGAGGCTGGCAAGGAAGAAGTCATCAAATGGATGGAATTGATGGCATGGGAAATGATAAAACTTGAAAATCAAGAATTAGATATTCGTGCCAAAAAACTAGTATGGGAAGAAATTAAAAAATGAAATCAATTACACTTAATCGTAAACAAATTAACGACCTAATTCAAATGGTAGAACATTTTAAAGAGGTTGACGAATTCACAATTAAATGCGATAATTCAAATGGTATAGGACCTGTAATTAGTGTAACATTTAATTTGTTTAATAAAAATCCTACAACAGTAGATATAAGTGATGTTGAAAGTTGGTAATGAAGAAAGTATATTATGAAAAAATTGGACGTCGGTATGTGCCTGTGGCTGAGTATGATAATGACCTTTTGGATAGTTTCCCTAAAGGTAGTCACCTTGTCTGTGTATACCCCGGGGGAACATCCCGTAGGTTTAACATTCAACCTAACCATGCCGCGATGATTGCCGCAGGACGAGTAGCAGAAGATGCTATGAGTCGTGCAATTAGTAAGGCAAGTGAGTTACGCCCTAGACAAACTCCTTTAACAGAAGGGCAACGTAAAGCCTGGTGTAAGTTGGCTAAAGAGTTTGGCGATGAACTAGCAACACTTAATATTGATAGTTCCCGTGATATTGCCGAAGCTGGTGTAAAAGCTATGCAGGAAGAAGCAGAAAAGCTATTGTCAGTGCCTGCGGTAAAAAATGCATACGATCATTTTATGATGCTATGTGAATTAACAAAGGAGCAACAGCGTGATTGATTCTATGTTGTTTTTATTGGTACTGCTTTTTATCAAGCATTGGTATATTGATTTTGTTAATCAATCTACTGAAGAAGTAGCAGGCAAAGGAATATACGGAGATATCATTGGTATAGGTCATTCAGCCAAGCATGGTATTGCTACATTAATTTGTATTGTTATCGTCACAGGGCCAACATTCCTCGGTTACGCAATGTGTTTGGCATTGTTAGATTTTGTAGTACACTATCATGTTGATTGGACTAAAATGAATTATGGTAATAGAGATATTACTACTCCAGCTTTTTGGAATCATTTGGGTCTTGACCAGCTTGCACACTATTTGACTTATTTGTTTATTGC